CCGTTATATACATACCCCCTTTAAGTTCCCTTTGAAATTCACGCAAAAAATAAAAAAATAGAAACAACCACAATTTTTAAAAATAATCATGATTATCTCTATCTATGTCTATACTATACTACTATACTACACTATATACTACTACTCTACTCAATCGGTAAGGTCTGTAACATTCTGTTTCATTCCATTTAAGAACTTAAACAATGAAGCACACACAAGACCAATGTATACAGTACCAATAAGAGAGAGCAACTCTGTGCTTATCATACCTTTGAACACTGTATTTCCTGCTACATATACCACTAATACAATAGCTTCAATGCTTAGCCTTTTCTTTACGCTCGGTGTTAAAGTACCTGTGTCTATAAACTCAATTGCCAATGCCAATGCTTGCATAAATAAAACTAGTGCTATTTCTTTCATTCTATTCCCCTTTTAATTCTCTTTTTTATTCTCCATTGCGTTACCTGTATAGTAATACATTTTATTCCCCCAAGCGTTGGTATATCCTGATAAATCCCAAGTATCTGTTTGTACAGCTCCCGTAAAATTATAAGGTACTCTTTTATTACTTGGATTAACACGGGCATTAGTGACTATTCCACCCTTACCACTAGTTTTCAGAAAGTAACTGCTGTTTGTTCCTGCTCCTCCGCTATCATCTATTACATTACTGTGCGCTATCGTGTTATATATATCCATACTTGTATCGGCTACAGCGTCTTTATCATCATCATAATATTTAACGGCTACATTTGTTATCTGTTTAAACACATCAACCTCGCACCTAATTTTAAACATTCCTGTACTCTCATTATAATCAAGTACTTGCATACCTTTTAATTGATTGACTTTGTAAGCACAAGCAAAATCATACTCCCTACTGTAATAAAAACCTAATGCAGGTTGAATAAATTTAAGACCTTGCAAGCCCCTGTCATACTCATATTCAAAATATTCTTGTGGTGTCAGTGAGAACGGAGGATTTACGATATTTTCACCCTCGTATAACATAGGCTCTAATAGAGTAACTCGTGTCCCTTTTCCCACGCCAAACCTGATGGTATGATATTTTACATCTTCCACGTTAGCGGGTGTTGTAAACTGTACTTCGCATTCATGCCATATAGGACTTCTTTTCACAAAATTATCGCCTAATATTTTTTCCCAACGCACTTGACAATAAGTCTTTTCTGTATCTGTTGCATCAGGCATGAAGTACGACATGGGTCTGCCGTTTATCATTATGTCTTTCGTTTTATCTACATTTATATTTCCTGACTCCCCTATTTGAGTGCGGAACATAGATGTATCTGTGATGTTGCCGTCTAACCTCAATTTAAATCTAAATGTATATGTTTTAGATGGTTTCCACCTAAAACCTAACCCGTTTTCGTTCCTGTTAGCGTTTGGTGTTTCTCCGCTCTTTATTTGAGTTCTTGACCAGTCGTAAACGTTTTTAGTTGCTGTTGTAGGTATAGAAAACTCTACTTTCATGTTAGCTGTATCACTTGCATAATAAAGACGTGTATAGTCGTAAAGATACGTGTTACCAGTCGACGTATATTTCTCCGTCCACAAGTTTAGCCAAGGTATTTCCTTAGAAGCATTCGTGCCATAATATAAATTTGACATTCGCCACAGGTTGGGAATTGCGAAACCCTCGGTACTCAATGGGTGCAATATAGAATACTCACGTTGCAAAGCGTAATATAAAGCCTTAGGACACCAAAATTCTACATCACGAACCCCGATACCAAACAAGTCCAAACCTTGCTCAAAATGAACATTGTAGCCATCTAATGAGCTTTCAAACTCTCTTTCATTTCCTGTACGTGTAAGATTTTCAACATCTTCGTAACCGCCTAAATATCCCATTAGTACCCCCTTAATCCTCTCAGTCCCTTGCCTTGCACCAGATAATAACCTGTGTCATAATACAACACCTCTTCATATTGATTTGACATTTTCACATTCATATCACTAGCGTTTGTAAACTCATATCTAACATCACGATACTGCCCCGAATGAACAAACGTTTTGCTTTTGTAACCACTTGCGCTATGTCGCACACAAAACATACAGTCATTAACCTTGTGTATCTCATGCCCGCTTGTCGCTTGGTTTGTCGCTTGCACTATTTCAATGTCATATAATACCTTTAATCGGTATATCTTGATATTCATGTCTATGTGACCATCTGCTGTCCAGTCCGTGTTCCGTGTACACTGTTTAGGGTCTACCATGTATAGAATGCTACACCCGAACTCTAAATTTGTGTATTGACCTATTAACGTATGATTTGGTGTGTACATGTATTTAAATAGCTCACGTGATACAGTAGCTTCTAACTCCGATACACCATAGTTTAAAAAGTCAAGCGGATTGTAAAAATCAATATCAAACCCGTTTATTTCACTTATTAACTTAACATCTTTCATATTTCCGTAATATGTGTCCCCCATTTTGTAACCTTTCTAACTGTTCCATACTCTGCGCATTGTGCATGTACCATTCATTAAATCAATTTCCGACACCCCGAATTTGCCATACTTTTGGTCATTATAAAGGTATTTTGTTCTTACTGAAGAGGTAGCACCCCACCAATTCATATTACTCGTATAATTACCGTCATGCCAAAACGGAGCATAATAAACAAACTCTTTTCTTTCGTCTGGGAAAAGAATATCAAGCCCTAAACTTCGGGGCATATTTTTATAAGCGTAATCTGTATATGCTTTGTCAGTGAACACTATTGAACCTTTTAACTTTCCGTCCCTTGGCAAACCACTATTATATGCCGAACTAATAAGCGTAGGAGCCACAGAAGCAAGTGTTTTTTCTGAACTGCGCACCCAAAGACCTTGACTTTTATCGTAATCGAACCACCACCACTTTTTAGTGTTCATGTTCAACATCATAATACGCTGCGGTAATGGTTTGATATCGCCTATATTACCACCTCTAAACCAATCAGCCAAGTTATTATGGATACGGCTAAAGTAAGTGACACCGTCGTTATAAATGAAATTAGACATCCCTTTAGTCCATGTAGAATTAGTTGTAAAGGGGTTGACTTTAAACGGTTTTGTGGTCATTCCGTAATTCCATATGTTTTCAATATAACTTGAAGCCCCGCCACTTGCGTCAGGATATGTTGCGCTTGATACTTTGAGGTTTGCGGTTTTTACTCTGAAAGTGTTCGCCTCTACGTTATAATCTACATTTGCGTATGCTCCTGTGTAACTCGCCCCTTGATTGACAATTAAGTCGCGAGCCACTTCATCTACTCGTGTTAAAGTACCAGTTGCCAATACTGAACCGTCTTGTATTGAATTGCCCATTTCACCTAAAACGCAGTCTATTAATAAACCACTTTGTGACGAATACATAATATCACCCATGTTTACCCACGTACTGTCATTGTAATTATAGGCACCTGTGTTATCCGTCGCACATTCAACAATTTGCCCCGTAAAATTATATTCCATATTGAGTTGTGAAAAATGAACTGTTCGCCCTGTTCCCACTTCAAACGTATCACTATCAATGCCAACCCACATATTAATACGGTCACTGACTTCCCTTGCACTTTCGGGTAATATAATTATGTGAGCTTCTGCTTTAGTCCAACCAATATCGGCGTATCTATTGTCTAAAAGTTCCTCTGAAACAAGTTCCCAACCTGTATAATCTTCCCAGTTGTCGCTATCTGTTACACTTCTACCAACATAAGGGCGATAATAAGGGTCACATGTTCGCCACGATATAGAAGCCTTCTCATCTTCTTCAGTCATCCTGTAAGGTGTCGCCTCCGTTCCTGTTTCAACTTTTGGCATACCTATAATAAAATCGGCTTTAACACCTTGTGACAGCTTCGCTTGGAACACGCGCATACCCAAGTCGCCAACTTGATTAAAATTCCCCATGTGGTCATATTTAAGTGTATATTGCCACTCAAGTCGTTTCCATGTCTTAGGTTCTATTACCGACTTTGTTCCGTCCGTAACCCCGCTTGCCCCGTTCCAAACGAGTGGGTTATTACTTTCATTTGTTTGTGCATTAAATTCGTGTACATAATCGTCATTATTATATACATAAACACTCATAGTTATAACAGTGCCCGCTTTTAATTGAGCGGGGGTGTGTAACCATTGGAATGTACACATGTGCATACCGACATAATAACCCTCACTATCCGCCTCTACCGTACTCTTGCAACGCAACGCCATAGCCTTAGTACGCCCAGTTTCCTTAAACCAAGTGTAAACACTTTCTTTAGTGATATTCGCCCGCATATTTTCATCTATCTGCTCGAATTGCTTGGTTGCTATGTCGGTGGGTTTTTGAGGGTTGATATTGTTATAAGACTGTAAATCGCTAGTTTCCATTAAGTTGGGTGGCACTTGTTGCTCTTTACCGAAATCATACCCGTTTTTGGGGTTATAACAATACGCTGTAAAATACTCTCCCATATGTCCCTCCTAATTCAATTTAAGACCCTTCGCAAAGTCTTCTAAGCCTTTTTCTGCTTTCTCTTCCTCAATAGCTGTCTTAACTTTCTCTACTTTAGGTTCAATATATACGCCCTCAATCTCCATAAGCTTAAACAATGCTTGCTTATCTGGTAGTTTGTGCGTTGTAGTCACGTTCTTACCTTTTACCACATCTCGACCGTTTGCCCCTCGTTGATATTGCACAACCTCTTTTACTTCATCTCCACCAAAAGCTAGAGTTCGTAAAGCCTCTAACATCTTCTCTTTATCTTTACTCATTAGCTAAAAAAATCCTCCGCATATTCTTCTTTTTCAATAAACCACCACATAGCGTCACTTAAAGCGTCCGCTAGGTCAATCTTATCTGCGTAACCCTTTTTCTTGATACGCATTAAACCAAAGTCATTAATGACCGTTTCCGCATTCATCAAGTGAACCCCTAAAAGTTGACTATCAAAATGTAGCCGTCCCTCCTGCATAAGTAACTGCATATTTTCTAACGTATTAGACAAGTGGAAGGAGTTCTGTTTAACCTCTTCATAAAATTCAATGTCATACGTTTCTTCAAAGCGTCTTAGGAAGTTTGTGGCATGTGCACGGTCATAACATAAAGCAATTGGAACAGCGTCCTTAACTCCTTGTGTAGTGAACACCTCCCAAGCTTCGTCACTCTTATTGCTGTCTGTATCGTGCGTGAGCGTTTCTCCTAAGTGTCTAAACTTATCATCTGCACTTTCTGGCATGATGGGGATAGCTTTTACATAATAGTGCCCCTCTTCTCTCCAAACTAACACAGTGCCCCAAACATCTCCCCTAATAGAGAAGTCCGAACCAACTACAACGAGTTTACCACTTGGGTCAAGAGTATCACACAAACAATTATCAACCATTTGTTTTGAGAAAATGCTTGTGGTATCGTGCATGCTCAAATTAAAGCGTTTAGTGATAACTTTAGCCATTTTGATAGGATTGCCCAAAGCCCCTATAAAGTCGCTCTGTATGTCCTCTAATGTGACTGTAAGACCTATTGCGGGGTTAGCCTTGTGATACGTTTCTGGTTTGTGTACCTCGTCATAATCATCTAAAGCATAATAGAACACCCAACGTGTAAAGTCCTCGTTCCTTACCCATTCTTTCCATGATTTCAATTCATCATCATAAGCACCGCCTCGAATGACGTTGTTAGTAGTTGAAATAAACAAGAGCCCTTTATTTTTTCTAAGCCCCTGTCTAATTGTGATAAGCGGGTTCTTTTTGAATGCTCCAAACTCGTCCACGATTACAAGTTGTTCCCGTCCACCGTCCAAGCTATCCTCATTCGAAGCATATACGGTTATTTCTGTGCCTTTACTATCTAAGAAAGAGTTGTCCTTGACCTTGATTTTATCTTGGTTGATTTTGATTTGGTTTTGGAACAGGTTTATAATCGTTCCCTGTGTGTTTGCCATAGCTCTAAAGTGTTTCATCAAGATTTGTTGCGCTTGGTCTTTTTTTGTTGCCATAAGAGCTATAACAGCATTAGGCATAGGAAGTAAGAACATAACAACTAAAGCAATCATGACATCAAGTATTGATTTTGCATTTGACCGACCTACAATAACCACTACCTCACTCACATCATAAGGGATACAAAAAGTAAGAGTAAGCACAGCTTTATGATAAGGTATGATTTTAAAACGCTCATTATTTGGTAAGGTCATGTACTCTTCTAAGAAATTAAAGATTTCATCTGCTCTTTCATAGTCAATTTCATCTTCTATTTTTAGAACTTTCTCTTTAAGAGCTACAATTTCAGACCCCCATTCTTTTGAACTATCCCCTATCCATTCTGTTAGCCTACTCATGTTTAAATTCTCCCCTCTGCTATTAGTTTTGCATAGTCTACTAAGTCCCCGCTTCTTTCTTTTGATTGGTGGCAAGCGTGACATACTACCTCAATAGGTTGGTATATAAGTTCTTCCCTGCTGTCTGCTTCCACTTTACCATTTACCCATTGTATCGGTACAATGTGGTGCGCTATAAGGTCATAAGTTTTATAACATCTCTCACAATGTCCGACTTCATTTTTACATTTATTTGCGTAATCTTTCCACATTTGAGAGCCGTATATTTGACCTTTCGTATATACTGGCATTCTCTCATTACCTCCGTGTCAATTTAATACCGTTTCTTTCAAGTTTGCTATAAATATCTTTCGCTATCTTGTCTGCGTCATTACCATAAACATTGATGTTTACTTTGTTTTGTGATTGGTCATAACTTGTCTGACTGTTTGTTGTACCAATTGACCCATTAAAGCCCACAGGAACATTAGAAAGCAAGTTTTGAGTAGCTTTGTCATAGTTCCCGAACAATTGCAAGTGCATACCCAAAGGCTTGCTCATAGAGCCATATATCTTTTCTGTAACACCTTGTAAAGTATCATCAAAATCACTAGCTAACATAGGGCTTACTAACCAACCACGACCGCCACCGCTTCCGCTGTGTCCTCCTGCCGCTGCAATATTATCCGCCATACGCTTTTTATCAAAGAGTTTTTGAAACCACCTTATCGCGTCTTGTATCCAACCAATAAGGTCAGCAAGTGAAGAAATGATTGAACCAATATCACTAATGAATCCCGATACATCTGCCCAATTAATTTGCTTCAACCAATTGCGCACCTCATAATAAGCGTCTGATACTTTGCCCGCTACCTTGTCAAAAGCTTTCCCTAACTCCTCGTTAGATACTTCTCCGTCCCCGTTAGCGTCCATTAACTTAATCATGTTATTTACGACATATCCCGCAATCTGTCCCATTTTCTCGCCGACAAGAATAGAAAGATTTGTTGCAGTGTCCCCAAGTTCTCCCATGCTAAAACCTGCACTTTGCAACTCTGATTGGAAACCACTTAGAGCGCTTGTATCAAACCCTTTTCTAATCATATCTTTCATCTGTGTGAAAGTAATCTGACCGCTGTTGGCTGTGTCTTCCGCTTGTTTTTTAAACTTTTCAAGAGCTAAATTCATGACTTCGGTATTAAATTTCCCGTCTTCCATAGCTTGCTTGAAATTATCCATTGTGATAGTGCCCTCTTGTTGAGCACTCATAGCATTTAACAAGCTTGTAGTGAAATTTGTACCAAGTACATTATTAAAGTCTTCAATAGTAAGTTTACCTTCTTTTAATTGGCGCTTAATATCTCCAACTGATACCTTAAATCCTTTGTTCGCTTCCTGTGCTTTAGCCATTTTCTTAGCCCAATCAGAGCCAAAAGTATCGGCTAGCATGTCAGCACTAACCTTACCTTCTTTCAAAGCGTCTGGCAACTCTTTAGCACTCATAGCGACACCTTGCAACTCGTTCGCCGCTTCAATAAGCAAGTCCCTAAACTGTGCACCTAGTGAGCTTTGCATAATCTGGTTAAAGTCCTGCGCATGCAATACACCTGCCCCAAGAGCTTGTGAAAGACCATAAGTGAATTGTTTTTGGGTATCCATTGAAAGCCCTAAGCTATCCCCAACAGTGTTAATAGCATTGACAATTTCAAAGGCTTCATCCCCTGTTACTTTTACATAACCCGAAATGTAAGAAGCAAGTTCTGCCAAGTCGTTGCGTTGTGATTGCAAGAGTAAAGAACCTTTTTCAATATGACTATTAAAATCTTGATAACCTTTTGCACCGTCTGCCAATGTAACTGAAAGAGATTTCTGTGCACTCAATTGGCTGTCATAGGTATCCATTAAACGGTTAGCAAAACCACCCACAAGGTCAACTGCTTTCCCGATACCATTAGACACCATGCTTACACCACTCGAAACGGCTGTAAAAATCATTGAGAACTTAGAACCAATATCTAATAAACTACCCCCGAATGATTTGATTTTACCCATACCACCACTAAACATAGATTTGAATTTATCTAAGCCCCGTGGTGTGACATCTACTCCTTTAAGTTGGTGCAGTTCACTCTCTAAGTTGTTTGCACTTATTTGCGCTTTACGTAATTGACTTTCTAAACTTGAAACTTGTTTCTCTGTACCACCGTTTAGCTTGACTTTTGCAAGTGATTGTGTTAGTTGGTCAACGTTCTTTTTAGCAAGTGATAAGGCTTTCTCTGTATCTTTGATCGCCTTGTCTTTCATTTCGACTTTACCAGTTATTTTGGCATTCTTGCTAGCACTCTTGGCAACTCGTCCAATCTCATTAATTTCTTTTTGTAGCGTCTTTGCGTCTGATAAAGCTTTCTTTGTTTCTAACTCGGTTTGAATGACATATTTTTCTTTAGCCATTATAAAAGCCCCCTTATTTGTCGTCTAATTTTCTGTGCATTTGATTTGTAATCATAGTTAGCCTTAACTAAGTGCCTGCTGTATCGTTGGTGTAAATACCTATCATGTGCTAAAACGTTAAGCATTCGCCAACTTTCGTCTTTTGATTTGAAACCATTGATATAACCAATCATACCGCCTTTAATTGAGCCGTAAGCACGTGTTCTGGGTTTAAGCTGTGAAGTATCAAAGGTCACAGGATAACGGCTAAAATCGCCTCCTAGTGTGCTCTTACGTGTCTTATTGACCTCTTGTAAGTTATCGTTATGAACTCGTGCAATCTTCTTTGCTAAGTCCCCTGTGATTTCCCCTACTACTTTTTCGGGGTTGATTGTGGTCTTTGCCATAATTTAACCTCAACATGTTCCATATTATTTAACTCGTCCGCTGTGACTTTTTCTTTTTCTTTTGGCATGAGCTTCTTAATTAACCCTAGCGTCCATTTTAAGGGTCGTTTAGCATAGACTGGATAAGTTATACCAAGAGAAGAGCAAACAGCGCTTATCTGGGCTGTATTTAGCTCCTGTGGCTTATCTGGGATAATTACTACACCCTGTTTTCCTTTTGGTTTATCCTCCGCCATATATTTGTCTATGATTTCCCCCATAGTGATTGGCATTTTCCCGTGCATGATTGTGTGAAGAATTTCCTCTTTTGTGTACTTATCATCACAGCAAGCCCAATAAAAGCGGGCAATCTCTATAAAATTATCTGGGTCAATCTTCATAAAATTAATGTCCAAGTCTTCCATTTTAGCTAACGCTTCATAGGAGAAACAAAAATCTTCTTTTAACATATTTCACTTCCTTTGTCAAGTAATATCTATTAAGTAATTAAGTAATATAATAAGGGGTACTATTACCTTCCAAGCCACCCCTTACTTTAAATTATCCGCCCACGACTGTACCAATGTCAGTTGGCTCTAATGGTTTCAACTCTGTAAAGAGTTTCTCAAATGCAAGAGCTTCTTTGCTTGTGCCTGTTGCTAAGTCCTCGTCTGATACCATGAAATTGATAAGCAAACGGGCTTTACCTTTCACGACAAAGTTCCCACTCGTGATAGTTGCTTTATGTTCGTACTCTTTACCCGTTGGGCTTTCCTCGTCAGCTTGTGCGCTGTCACTTGGAGTTGTAGCCTGTGCACTTGGGTAGAAAGTAACTTTATAACCTGTCTTTTCATTATCACGGAAACGTTCAGCATATGCAAACCCGTAAGGCTTGTAGGCTGTTGTGTCGTCCCCCATGAAAGACCCGCCCAAGTTCTCAAAGCCAAGAGCATGGCAGGCAAATTCTGGCGGTAGGTCATAAGATTTTACAGTGATTTCACGTTTTAACGCACCTGCAATAGTACGATACGGGGCACTAAATCCTGCGTAAAAGTTTACATTTTCTTGGTTGTTTTCAGTATCAATAGCACGCAGTCCCGCAATAGGGACACCTTTAATAGCGGAAGCACTTCCCTTTAAGAAAGTAACCCCATACCCCAAACCGTGCGTAAGTTCATTTAAAGCAGTATAAGCCATATTTAAGCATTACCTCCGATTTCTTTTGTTACATTGTCGGCATACCAAGCACCAAGACAGCGCATAGTGCCGTACACCTTTACCTTATTGTGTTGCATATCCATGCTTACCACGATTGTAGGAGTTATCTCCCCAAACAAGACCCCAGTATCTGGATTGATTGCAATAGTTTTAGCACCATCAAAATAATCAACTTGATATTTCGGAATAGACAAAGGCGCATAGTCATTATCATTGGTTAAGATGAAGTCTGACATACCCTGTACAAATGTTCCTGTACTATGGGCAAGTGCGCTCTCTACCATATCCTTTTCAAGCTCTTTATAAATTTGTCGTGCAATCATGTCAACAGCAACGTTAATAGCACCCTGTGTAATATCTCCGTTGTTATGAAAAACAATTTCGTGCGTGTATGCTTTACCGTCCCCAAGGACTTTTGTTTCAAAGTTACCCGCTAAACCGTCCACAACTTTAAACGTTTGTAAGACATCACTATCAACTACCCGCAAGCGTGATAAAAGAGGGAACTGTTCAAATGTCTGCCCCTCTAATACGCTCGTGATAGTTTGGGCATATCGACTTGTTACATCAAAATAAGCCATTCAAAGCCCTCCTAATCTCTTTTTACTATTCTCCCGCCTTAGGTGTCAAAGTGATAAACACAGATCGACCACGACCACGGATAGAACCACCCACAAGCATTTCTGCCAACCATTGGTCAACGTTGTAACGTAAGTCAAAATCAACGTAATTGTTCATATCCAAGTCGCCAATGAGGACAAACTCTTCTTTGATATACATTGCGATTTCATTTTGACCCATCCAAGCACGTGTTTCAATTGAGATTGCACCAAATGAGTTAGCAATTTGCTCTTTAGTTGCCAACTCGTTGAAACGTGAGTGACCATCAGAGCCTTTAGCTTTACGCAATTCAGCATAAGTTTTAGGGTGCATAACAACTACTACATTTTGATTATAAGAAACCTCTGCAATAGCGTCAGTCAACACTTCGAAAAGGTCAAATTTGGCAAGGTCAAAAGTGAGCTGTGGAGTCCAACCTGTTGTGTCGCCTTTAAGACCATAAATACCATTTGAGCCGTCTGCTTTACCGTAAATCATGTTAAACTCAATTTGGTTAATAACACGTTGGGGAAGCACAGACATAACGTATTTAGAAAGTTCGCCTGTGTCATCTACACCCGATACAGTACCTTTATCCATTTCCATGTAAGCATAAGCCATTTGAGGACGCAATGAGCGTTTTGTTGCTGTGAGTCGTTCTTTCTTATCTCCGCCCGCTACAAAGAGGTCACGCTTGAAGATACCATTGTCCCCGTCGTCTGCCAAAGTCAAACCTTGAAAGCGTGCTTTTGTAGCCCCTGCAAAGAGTGAAGATTTAGAAGCCCATTGTGATGTGATTGACCCAAGTTGATTAGATACAGCCAAGGCTCCTGCGTTGGTAAACTCACGCAAGAAAGTCTTTTCTGGGGTCTTTTGCATTTCTGCACCCAATTCACGGTAAAAGACTTCTTCATCATCTTTAGCCGTGTCTGTTGGGATTTGAGCTTCACGCTCTTTCTTCATTTCAGCCTGTACTTCTTCTAGCTCGCGTACTTTCGTTTCAAGAGCTTTCTTTTCAGCTTTTTCTTCCGCAAGTTGCTCAATCACTGCGTTAAGTCCGTCATTTACACCCATGTTTTCTTTTTCTCCTTCTTCTTCTTCTTTGTTTTCTTCTTCTCGTACTTTTGTCACTTTAGCGCCTTTATTACTTGGCAATGGAGTAAGTGACACCTCTTTTACAACGACATCTTTATAGAACGCAATTCCGTCCACCTCTCTGGCTTTCATATCTAAGGCGTTCCAACCAATAGACAAGCCTGCTTCTTCCAATGAACCCTCATAAGCGTCGTCTTGTACATACCCTGTGAGAATTAAGTTGCCGTCCTCAACATGGATAAAACCTGACCCGATTTTCTCACGGTGTCGGTTACAGATGTCTACACCTTCCTTTTCATTACGGACACTCTCAATTACTGTTTTGTGACTGTCCAACGTTCCCAAGGGATTTGCTATCCCCCGAATTGCCTTGACTCCTATTTAAGCCACCTTCCTTCCCTGTTGTTGAAATATAAGCTACAAAATTTTCACGGTTAAACGTTGCATTTGGGTTGTGCTGTTTGACAAGTGGTTGTATCTTTTGCACGATAAATGTGATAAGAGAAACCTCGTTACTTGTACCGTACAAAAGTTCTCTAGGCATACCATACTCAGCCAATGCAATATCAATTGCCAACTCCCCGTCATTCTTCACAGACCCGCTGTAATCTGGTTGCATTTGAGTGATTTTATCATCTTCACTCACTACCGTCATACCTCGGAACTCTTTAGCAAGCTCTGTCATACGATTAAGACGCTCACGCAATCTCTCCCATACTTCTTTTAATCCGCTTGCTACTTTTGTGTGCCAATAGACTTTGATTTGTCCTTGACTATCCAACCTGCGCCCAACACCATTAGAAGCCATACCAAACAACGCACTAAAGCGACGCGGGTTAGCCCCATAGAATGGATTGTAAATCAGCTCGTAGCTATCGGCTCTAACTGTTACCATTCTTTTGTTTGGCTCACGGACATAAATATTAAACTGATTTCCGTTTACCCTTAAAGCATAATAAGAAAAGCCACCTAATGTAATTTTATACACCTCTTGCCCCGTTAGACATAAACTGAATAAGTCATTGAGCTGTGCACTATCCTTATAATTCACTCCGTCAAAGTAAGAAACCAAGCCTAAACATTTCTGTAGAATTAGGTCAGTCGTTGGATTTGATACCGTGAAACTTGAAAAGCTTACGTCTTCCGCTTGTGGTCTTAGTGGATTGTAAACATTCAACTAATCACTTCCTTTACTTCATTTCTTTAAACATGCTGTCAAGCTCTGCCTTGGTCATTTTAACCGTCTTATATCCTAACTCTTTGCGCATTGCTTGCAATACAGTTGGGTTAGGTACTCGGCGATAAGTTCCCGATTGGTTTACAATGTAAATATTTTTAACATTTACTGCTTCTACAAAAAACATTTTGCCCTCCTTAAATACGTTAATAGCTTCCTCTTTAGCGTCTTTCTTAACTGCTCGGACACCGTCCACAACTTCCGACCAACCTAGGTAGCGCATTTTCCAACCCATAAAATTAATGAGTTCTGCGCCACTGCCGTATGGCTTATTACGTTTGCCACTAGCATATTCACTATCGTAAATCTTAGTCGTCTTACCGTCTGAATAGTACCAAGCAACGTGCCCATAACCTGCGTATCGTCCATTCTCAATAGTGTAATAAACAGGTACCCAAACATTGTTTGGCGGTTCTTCGTTGGGGTGTGCTGTCTTATTAGCCACAGCATTATTCCAAGACTGTTGCGCACTTGGTGCACGATTAGGGGCATTTACTGCGTCATCTACATACTGCAAACACCAACCACTAGTGCCCGATACATTTACGTTAGGTGTTGCGACCTGAACAAATGGTATCATTAATTACTCCTTTTCATATATTGTTTCATAATCAACGGACTCACAGTATAATAATTGCGCTAGTGCGTCCGCTTTATTATCGTCTTTAGTTTGTTCTCCCATAACACGCTCGTAAAGTTCACAGCTTGAGTCCTTACGCTCTTTTCGTTTACCTTTGATAAGATGGTAGGCACACCACTTAGAGTTCCTTATATTGTAAATATAGCCCTTTGTGAGTGCGTGCATTTTACCTAAGGCATAACCATTCCATTGAGCTAACTCTATTGAACCTGCGCTATTACCTGCCAAAATAGGACGCTCTATACAAATGTCATAGTCTTGCAACTCATAGCGTAAAATAATTTCTTCTAACTCTTCTACAATAATCAAAGTACGGCTTTTCATGGTAGAACCTTTTGTATAAGGCTTAATAGAGCCTACAATAAGATTGCCTTCTTCATCTCGGAAAGCATACCCTGTACCCTCTTTTGATTTAGAGCCTGTACTAAAATCAATACTTAATATTTTTTTCAAATGGGTAATTCCTCCGTGTATATAACAGCATAGCAATCAGATTTATTATATTCAATCTTCTTAATAAGGTCTTCTCTTTTCAAGAAACTAATTGCCTGCTCAAAGTCCTCAATAGTGGGACACATATATTTACTTTTCATAAGTGATTACCTCCCTCAATCACAATAACTATTATACACGGTACAAAAAGCTTGACTTTATTTTTATATTTTGATATAATTGGATTGGTGCTCACTTTCAATAATATAATTGTAATACTATTGTAAATATATTGTAATTGACTTAGAGTGGAAAAGTGCTATAATAAAGACATAAAGAAAAAGGAGGTAGTAAAACATAGCAAGACCGAAACAAAAAGAATGTACTAATTGTCATGGTTTAAATACTAAGTGTCACTATCTCGAAACTGGTAGAAAGTGCAGGGTTAAACAAAAGACATTAGATAAAAGGAACATAAGAGAAAAGTTTATAGAAATTTATTTTGAAAGATACTTGACTTTTTTAGATATTTATAATATAACAGAAGAGGACGTATCTTTTTTCAAGTGGCTAAAATTGCAGAGCCCAAATGTTGCAATGAGTTATTACAGGCAAAGACAAACCAAAATAAAAAGAATGGGGGTAAACTTGTTTAGCGAGAAAGAAAAAAAAGAGATAAAAGAAATAGATGAAATGGTAAAAGACGCAAAGGAGGTAAAAGAATTATATGAACAATCAGAGCGAGAACGAAAACTAAAAAATAAAACTAGATAATATAACGTGTGTTATATATGTTACGTTTTTGCACATTAAAAAATGGAGGTAGAAAAAATGAAATACGTTTATTTGGTTTGTGCCTTTTTGGCATTCTTATTATCAATTATCAACTTTAATGGGCTTTTCCTTGTGTGGTTCACAATAGGCATTTTGAGCTTATTAGTGTCTTTTGTAGAATGGTTAGGGGAGTATTAATGTTAGATGTTATAAATATAATATGCGGGCTTGTAGCTTGTATCATTGTTTCCAGTGGTTTGAGTGAATTAATAGCGAATGCTTTAGGAGGTAAGAAAAATGATAGATGAAGATAGTATTATGATGTTTTGTTGTTTAGTTGGTGTTATAACAGCCGTGTTCTCATTGGCTAGCTTTATAGACAATAACATAGCACAGGGCACTACGTTGCTATTTATAAGCTTTATAGCATATATTGCGGGGTGGGCATTAGATGAAGAAGAATGACAGTTTAGAAGCACATGCAATAAAATTATTTGTCGAGCTATATGGGTGGGTTTATACAGTTGGCGAAAGAGTTCTTGAAGATGATATAATAAGCCAAGACATTGTTATGAGGTGGATAGGACTAACAACTAACTTAGAAAGGAAGGCGAAACAGCTCTATAATGCTGTACCATGTGACACAACCAAAAGAGGTTGGGTAAGAGCGTTAGAGCTGAAAACACAATTTAATGACAGACAATACCCTAAGGCTAGATGATTTCGGATATACTGCGGTAGATAACGACCCATTCAAAAGGTTAATCACTGCACAAGACCTAAAAGAAAAAGAAGAGTTTCAAGACGCTAATTCTTGGTACATTAAAGACATACTACCTAAAGGTGTAGGGGGTCTTGTTGTTGCACCACAGAAAAGCTTTAAAAGTTCAACAACTTTGTTCATGGCGCACGCTATTGCAACGGGCACACCATTTGGAGAACATGAAACGACAAAAGCCAACGTTCTTATTATTGATAATGAAGACACAGAATTTACTTTACATCAACGATTAAACGGCTATGACGGCTCACTAGCGGGCTTATGGTTCTTGACTGGTGGTATATTCAAAATGGATAATAAAGACAATCTGAACAAGCTATACAGCGTCATAAAGCAGTTAGATATTAAAGTAGTTATCTTAGACTGTTTGAAAGATATGCTCACTAGTCCCGATAGCTTGAACGATATGCACAAAATGAATGAAATTTTAATGCGTATCACAAAGCTAAAGTTATTGCTCGGAGATGTTACTTTCTTAGTAGTGGCTCACGCTCGGAAGGATTGTTTTGACAGGTCTTTAGAAGAACCGCTATTCAGAACACGCTCCACCCATGCGCTTGGTAGTTCTGCTATTGGTGCGTGGCATGAAGTGTGTTTTACCCTAAGCCCTAAGATAAGCAAAAAGACAGGAAACAAGTATTCTATTATTGAAGTGGAAGCACGTAACTTTAACTATGATAAGCCAATCTGCGTGGGATATGTTGACGATAGATTTACAATCATAGACCCTACTGTAAAAGTGGAAACAGGCGAACAATTGGAAGGAGGAGAGGCTACCGAATTTTTAGACACCCTAAAACTAGCGGGCAAAGTTACAGAAATAAATGATTGAGCTTAGATAGAAAGTAGGTTAGACCCCATTTATTTTAATTCCTTGTATTGTAACTAACCCGTAATAATAGTTTAAAGCTCTTGTAATTGACAGGGGCTTTTTTTATTGTTATACTATGTATGTAAGATAAATAAAGGAGATACAAAATGGTAGCAAACGGCAAAATGGATTGCGTAAAAGCATTTGAAGAATTAATCTTGGAAGCAAAGAATGAAGGTGAAGCTTCTAATGAAAAAATCAAAGATTATGAGGTAATCTTGGATAATCTTAAAAAGTTGAAGGAGTCAACAAGCAAATGAAACAATACATAGTTTACTTTCACACAAAACACAAAAAATACTTTTACGGGATAGAAATTAAAAACGATTACTATAAGTCACTTGCTGAATATGATAGTGTCATTCCCGTACTTATAACGCCAGATATTGAAGTAGCCAAAAGCGTGACACATAATTGTAACTTAACTTTAAACAGTTAGTAATTGACATTCGCGACAAAGTTAGTTATAATGAATATGTAAGATAAATAAAGCACACGAGATAAGCGGAACTTATCACACTTGACCTAACATTAAATAAACAAATTGGAGGTAAGAAAAATGTTAACACTTATTTTACTTGCAGTTATTGCATTCTTTGTATTTAGAAAATTTATCACTGGTTTGTATAATGCTAGTGTCGCTGTAACTAAACATTTCGAGGAGGAAGAGTATGAGTAAAGAAAAAACCACCTATGCACTTTATAGAGTGGTAGAAGGAGGGGACGAACAAATAATAACAGTTGGCACAGTTGACGAACTCGACTATGTAACCGACTTTGACCGTAAAAAGTTTTATCAAAAAGTAAAAGATGACAAACGCAAACCCAAAAAGAGAAACCCAAACATAGGGACGCTCAAACTTTATAAAGTGGAGGGTTGAATGTGTAAAAAACTAATGTCTATTACTATTTCATATCGTGATTTAGATGATTTAATCAAACAAATTAACAACCTTAAAAATAACCCGCTTATCGGACAACACACAAAAAATTATTTAGAAAGTGATTTTTATTATGGTTAGACAATTTAGAACAGTTGAAGAAGCAAATGAATTTATTGAAGAGCAAGACAAAATAATTAAAGAGCTTAACCAAGACATTGCGGAATTAAATGCAGAGCTTGAAGAGTTAGAGGAACAATATTTTGAACAAGGAGAATATGTTGAAGAACTCGAATATGATTTATCAGAGGTAGAAAATAGCTATGATGAATTGAGTGGATTTCATGATGACGCACTTGAAGAAATTGCACGCTTAGACAAAGTTTGCGAAACTTATGAGAAATAAATGGAGGCGTTGGAGGATAGCTAAAGAATGGGTTGTACCAGAAGAAAAGAAAATAATCGAAATAACTTACCACTTTTCAGACGGTACGGAAGTGACAAAACAAGCAGACCCAATAGGCACAGACCTATTAAGAAAGTTAGAACAGGATGGGGCAACACTTTATGACTGTGCAGAGCTTTTATATAAGCCCCTAGGCAAGTTAGACATGTCCTTAGGTATTGTATCGAGATACATGATAGACACGCTTAAAATGGACGAGAAGAGCGCACAGGACACAATTAATAGTATTTTAGAAAGTTGGTTTTAAATTATGGCAAAAGATTACTACACAAACAAAAACGGTTTCCAGTTGATTGATTTTATGGTTCAAAAAAATAAAATATCGGAAGAAGTTGGCTCTAACGGCTTCACAATTGAAGAGGGCTTCTTGACATTGAACGCTGTAAAATATGCAGTACGTGCAGGCATGAAAGAAAACGAAACCTTTGAAAGAGATATGGAAAAATTTAATGACTATGTGGAAGCATTAGTAAAATGTGGCTATGAGCGTGACATGATTATTAAAACTATCAACGGTTATAAACAGGGCTTCCTTGAATGGAACGGTACAGATGAATATATTAAAGAACTATTTACAGGAGGCAACTGGATAGCATGAGTATTCCATTAGATTGGGATGATTTCAAAGAATGGCGGGACAACTCACTAAACTATCACGCATATAACACGCTAGACACTTATAGCATGGCTTTCAATTATTTCGAATTGGCTAAAGAATTCTATCAAGTGAAAGGCTTCCCTAAGCGTGAGAAATACAAGACAGGTAAGAAGGCAGGGCAATACAAGCCATTGTCTAAAGACTTTATCAAACAGCATGAAGAAGAGCGCCAAACATGGATAAAACGCACAGCAGAAAAGAAAGGATCTAAACCACCTAGCGAATTGTAACACAAAAGAAACATTCTATCTATTGAAAAGTAACACATAATGAGTTATAATAAATATATAAAGTTAAGACGACAAAGGAGAAAACAAATGAACTTTACAGGAACAAAAGCGATGATTAAAGAACTTATGGCAACAACAGAGTTGACAGAACACCAAGAAAACGAGTATAGAATTATCTTGGCTGAGTTGACAGAACTTGAAGAAATGAGCAAACAATGAAAGATATTATATTAAATCATCAAACGGCAATTTTAAAAGACATATTTAAAGAAGCAGAAAGGAGCATCAAACAAAAGGAAAGCTCAGATGAGCTAGTTATGAAATTGGCTGAAAATAGAAGTTCTATAGAAACTCAAAGGCATTGGCAAGCACTTTCTAATGGTGACATTAAAATAAAAGAAGTTAACAGACTTCTAGAAGAGTTATATGCAATAGATTTAATTACAAATTGGCATGATAGAATGTTATATAATCAAGATAATTTGAAGTTTGTCAATAAGTATGAAAAAACTTTGAAAGCATATGAATTTAAATATAAATAACTTATCCCTTGACAAATAAAAAAGAATAGTTTATAATAAGGATATAAAATAAAGGAGGAAGAAAAATGTTCAATAAAAAAGGTAAAATTGTAAAATGTCCGTTTTGTAAAGGTAAGAATGTCACAGTACAGAAGCCACATGCTCACGCTGTTGAATACCACTGTCAAAATATCAAATGCAGAGTAACTTTTTCAAAGGAGTATAAATAAATGGGTGTATTGCAAGACTTAGTAAATGAAATCAACGTACCTAAAAGCCAATTTAACAGCTTTGGGGGTTACAATTTCCGTAACAATGAAGATATTCAAACAGCCTTGAAGCCACTGCTAAAAAAATACGACTTAAAGCAAGTTGTTAATACAGAAGTGTTTGAGTGTAACAGTGAGCTGATTGTGGGTGTGCATGTTGCCTTACATGACAGTGAAGGAAATGTTATCACAGGTGATGGCTATGCGGTAGTTGATGTTAATAAGAAGGGTATGGACAAAGCCCAAGCCACTGGAGCAAGTATGTCCTATGCTAGTAAATACGCTTATGGTCAAATGCTCATGCTTGACGATATAAGGGACGCTGACAGCCCTAATAGACAGCAGGTAACCAATAAGCGACCACCACAAAGCAAAGCACCACAAGCACGCAAACAACAGCCACAGCAACCGCCTAAAGCGAAACAACCAGAAAAGAAAATGTATAAAAAATCTTGGTTGTTAGAACAGATTAATCTTGGAACTATGACAAGTGACCACGCAAACGAACTATACAAAAATGGTCAAGTAATTGACGATATGAAAGGACAAGCATAATGAAAAAATACGCAGTATCAAAAGAAACATTTAGATATATCACAGCAATTTTAGCAGACAAGCCGAGCCACCTTTTACATGACTGGGAGCAATGGTTGGACGCTAATGATGTTGGAAGTGTTAGTTACAATGCTATTAAAGAGTTATCCCACTTTAATAAAAATCCAAGTATTGTTGTTACAGAACTTTTGCAAGGTAAGGCAGAGCTTGAACTAATACAAGAAAAGAAATATCGTGTATACCACCAACAACCAACACACGACACACGATTATTCTCATATCACTTTTTTGACAAAGATTACAATTTGAATGAAGATGATTTTTTCACTAGTATCCCACTACTCACAAACGAACAAGTGAATGACATTGTAGACATTGAGGGTCACTGGGTATGGTCATGGGTTCACGAGGTAAAATAAGATGATTAAAGCGACATTTAAACTAACAAAAGAACAACTCACAGCATTAAAAACATGTGCAGACAACGGCTCTCTATTTCAAGCATATGACCAATATTTGAAAGATGATAAAAAAGACCCTTGGTTAGTAAATAGCGCACTCGATAAATTTTGGGAAATCAGTGCGGAAAGTTTATCTCAAATTTTGACTTGGTACTTGCGTGGGGAAGTTGAAATAATTGAACAAGATAATCAGAACTTTGCTGTTATTCTTGATGGAACTAACCCCGCTTATAATTACACTTTCGTGAACCAAGAGGGGCGAATAGCTTTAACAGATTATATTGAGGAAGTAGAATTTATGTCATGGGAGGCAGTACAAAACTTGCCCGATTGGACTAAACCACTTATCAAAACAAAAGAAGAATTACAAAAAGGAGAATAAAATAATGATTATCCAAACAATACAAATTAATGAAAAAAATACACGCGAAGTACAAACAAAAGATGGGGCTAAACTAGTAAGCACAATCTTCTTGTATCCATTTGGTTATATTGGTAATAACTGGGTGCCTTCTTGTTGCTCATGGGGCGATTATGTAACGGTCATGATTGAAGGTATCAAGAAGGAAGAAAAAGGGGACAAGACTTATTATAATGCTAAAAGCGGACGTGTTATCCCACTATTTGAGCTAAACCAATCGAACCAAGGACAAGGCGCACAAATGGGACAAACAGTACAGGACGACCCGTTTGGAGGGCAAGCCCCTATGGATATTTCAGACAGTGATTTACCTTTCTAAGGCGGTGTTAGATGGTATTTATCAACTTTGACAACCGTTTTAAGAATGGTTATGACTATGAAGAAGCCCTTGACATTGTAGATAAAATGATGTTAGAAGAGGGCGCAACACTTGAAGAAGCATTACACTGGATTGACGTTAATGTCCCGCTAATATTCTGTCAAGATAAAGAAAACTTGATTGAATTAGCTGAAATAAACGAATTTAAACAAACATTTATCACAGAAATAAAGGAGATTTTATAAAATGGCACGCTATTCACATTTGAACGATTTACACACACTTGAATTTAAGACACTTAAAGGCATTCACGAGGCTTTGGGAATTAAACAAGGGCTTAAAAACTATGTCCGTAACACCAATAAGAAATACGGTAAGAACTATGCAGAGGATGAAGTGCTTATGAATGAAGTTGCTGACATTATAATCCTGAACACACTCGGAAAGCTTAAACGACACAACGAACAAGCGAAATACATTGATTTAATGGCTGAAAGTAAAGAAGATACTGCTTTGATTGAAAAAGCTACACAATACGCTGAATTAAGCAACCTAGCTGACGCAATCATTAACCAAGCTAAAGTTATGGTAAAGCTTGATTTACTTGACACGATTGAGAATAGCAAAGTTATCGGGGGAATTATGTATCAAAAAGGTGTGCCTAATGCTAAATATTTCAGTCCACAAGGAAAAATACAATGGTTTAAAGACAATATCGAGTATCTAATTAACTCCTATGAGGTGCAAAAATGAGTAAACGCAGTACAAAAGAAGACATCAAACAGTTCCTAGAGGACTTAGGGTTTACCGTATCACTTGACTATGAACGTGAGCCAATGGGTACAATGTTCGCTGATATTCACGAGCATATACACACAATAGATGGCAATTTGAGCACATACCAAGCCTTTAGAGCGCTAGAAATTGAGTTAATGGTAATTGTATCGGGAGAGAGTTCGGAAGCTCTTAGAAAGGCTGTAAATGGCTTGAGAGATGAATTCACAATATACCAAAACAATGCAACAGACAATACACTAAAAATTATCATGAGAGGAGCTTTTTACTAATGATTGAAGAAAAAACATTTAAGTATATCAAATTTGCAACTGGTTATAATAGCCTAAGCATTGAGGACTTGACAGCATTTGCTGAAAGCGAAATAGAGGAGCTTAACCAGTACAATGTAGAGCTACATTATGAAGTAGTAGACATCAATACAAACGTGATTTTACGTAATTACATCATTGAAGGCTTGAAATTGAGCTTGCAAACACGTTGGGGCAATAACTTGGAATATCACAAAGACAAACGCTTGTCATATCTTAATCGTCTAACTAACATGCAAGTGTAATAAATTTTAATACTCTTGTAATTGACATCTTTTAAAAAATAATCTATAATAAATACATAAAATAAAGAAAGAGGTAAAACCTTATGACTATCACAATCGAAAACATTCTTGACGCTATTACAGAGCAAGCTAAAGCACATGATGAATTTATTGGCTTACTGCTTAAAAAGTACAACCTCCCAGAAGACGGCACAGCAAAAACAAGCGAATATGATGAACCAATGACAAATGTGCTTGTAGAATTGTCAGACGATATTGAGTTACGTTTTAACCACATTATGGCGAAATACAGAGGGGAAAACCTTGATGAAAATGCTAAAACTTGGCTTGAAGGTGTGGAAAAAATGCTTGAAGCACTTGAAGAGAATCTTGAAGAGATTGACAATAAAGAAGAATATAAAAACGTGCCTTTTGATACTCATGCTAATCGTGACGCAATGGAAGAAACTTACGTAAATGAGCATGAAGCATTTGAAGCAATGCACAAAGGTGCTAAAACAATCTGGATGATGTCAATGTTAGACGGGTTAGGAATGTAAGAAAGAAAGAGGATAGAAATATGTTTACAAGCGAATTAAAGTTAATTACAAGTCTTGTCAATGACCACAATGAAAAAGCAAACAAAGAGATAGCAGAGGTATTAAAGGACACAGAACCTTTCACAGACCAGTTTTACATTAAAGCTTTACCAGTTGCGACTGAAGCATATAAAGACCTTGCAGAGGTAGCGAATAGCATTAGACAAGCATTTGGATTGGTAGCACAGTTTAGACCAGAAAAGAAAGTAGCATTCGACCTAATTAATGAAGCTATCCACGCACACAGTGAGCTGTTAGAAAAGACTGATGTTAAAGAAGGCATGACAAAAGGTGCTACATACCAGTTAATTATTAAGCATTATGCTGATTTGATGTTTAGTATTGGAGATGTTGCAGACGAATTAGAAGAAAAAATGAAAGAGAGCGTTTAAGATGTTGGATTTTAGTAAAGTAGTTGATTTTAATAAATTGCCTCTTGTGCCTGCCATGTCTTTGAATATGACGCAAGCAATTTGGGAAGACATGACAATTAAAGACCGTCAAGAAGGTATCACAGCGCTACGCAATGACATTGACAAAATGACCACACCTGAGTGGATTGAAGAAAACATTGAGGAAAATGAACTTGAAGCACATAGTGCAGAAATGATTGAAATGTCTAAAGCAATTGCCCACATGGAGGAATACTTAAACGATTAACAAAAAGTAAATAACGCAAAAATAGCCCTAGGAACTCATATAAGAGCTTCTAAGGCTTTTTTATTTTGTTTCGGGTATGTTATAAGCAAGAAGCTTGGAGGTGGTTTAGAAGGCAAAATATGAGCATATAAAATACATGTGTTTAGAAGGCAATATAATGGCGTTTGATAGATGTTTAGCGTATCAGAATATAAATATATGGAGGTGTGCTGTAAAATGCTCATACGGGCTTATATGGAGCTTGTGGAGGTATATTTGAGTAGTTCCTTTTTCAAACGCAAAATTCACTTTTCTACTT